TGAGCACGCCGCTAGGCGTGAGCACGGGCAACGATTCATACCCGTCGCTGCTTTGGTTCTCGCCGCTGCGCCCGACAATTGCCGTGTTGTAAGTGTCGCCACTCTTGTAGGAGAAAAAATCCCCGAACGAGAACGCCATCGAATACGCTGGCCCCGTGTAGTCGCCCGTATCCACGAACAGGTGAAAGCACGTCGCATCGGCCACGCAATACCAAGGCCGCGCCGTGCTGTCCGCCGTGGTCGACTTGCGGCATACCACGCCGAACGACGATTGCGAGGACGTGGGAAAGGCCATCGTGCCGGTCCCGAGCGCGGTCATTGCTTCATAGCCGCGCATGCGCGCTTCCTTGGCCGTGGTCGGCCCCGAGTCGTCAATGTCCAGGTAATAGCTGTTGCTGCCGGTGCCTTGCTTGTAGTCGCGTTTGTTGGTGCCGGTGTAGGCAATCGTCCAGCCCGCCGCCGACTGCGAGCCGTAGCCGTTGACGAGAATCGCATCGAGCAACGCGACGAGCGATCCCACGGCGCCGGTCAGCGTCGGCGCGCTCGTATCGGTCGATTTGTAGAGAGTGACGGCCATGATGTGTCCTCGCGGTTACGGGTTGCCTGCGGTGAACGTTGCAGACGTGACGCTCACGGTCGCGCCCGACGCAATCGCCGTCGAATTGAGGTTCACGTCGCTGCCCGACGTGCCGACATCCATGTCCATGAGGAACGTGCCACCCGAGGTCGTGAGCCGCGCCCATGTCGCGGTGCCGGTCGTGGATGCGGTCGCGTTGCTGATCGAATTGAGGGTCAGCACGCCGCCAGATGCGGCGGGCGCAAAGGTCGCGTTGCACGTCAGCGCCGCAAGCGCGGTCGTGGCTGTCCCGCCCGTGGCCGGGCGCGTGCCGTTGTAGATGGTCAAAACGGCGCTGCCGCCCGCCTGCGTGGTGATGGCGTTCAGCATGGCGTTACGCACCGCCGCTGCGATTCCTAGCGTCATGGCTTGGCTCCCTATGGGCGAAAAAAAACGCCCCGAAGGGCGTTTCTCTTGGCGTTGGTGTTTGGGGCTTACGGGCGCGTACCCGCCAGCGTGAAAGCGATGTCTGCCAGCGTCGCATCAGCGGCGGCCGGCGCGACCAGCGTGAGCACGTCACCTGCGGCGACGCTCGTTGACGACGTAATCGAGACGGTCCCCACCGTCCCCGCCGCTGCAAAGGTCACGGTGCCGATGGCGCTTCCGTTTTTTTGCAGGGTGAACGTGCATGAGGCCGTGGCGGCGGTATCCGCGCCCGCGCCACCCGAGGCGCCAGCGGGCAGCGTCCAGGCGCGCGGGCTGTAGAACTTCCAAACCACCTCATTGTTTGAGGCCAGCCCTTCGATGTAGCCGCCCACGTCATAGAGGCCCGAGGCCGGCGCCGCACCGCTTGGCTGATAGCTGCGCTGATCGGTGTAGCTCGTCACGGTCGTCGTACCGGTCACAATCGAATAGAGCGCAATCGTGCCAGCCGGGAAACCGGTTGTATTGACCGACACGGCGCCGGTCGCGGCACTCGCATAGACGTAGTTCGTCGTGCTGGCCGCAAGCGTCAACGTGCCATTGGCGATGGCGTTGGCGGTCGCCCCGACTTGATAGTTGCCGCCGTAGTAGCCCCAGGTCAGGCCATTGCACGCGCTCGCGTGCCGGCCCCAAAGCGTTGACGGGCTGGCGGCGTCGAGCAAGGCATTGACCACCACCTCTTTCGCGGCTTGGTTCGCCGCGATGGTGTCGAGCAAGGTCGTGCTGTTGGACATGGCTTACCTCGTCATCGACGCGGCGGTGGCGCGGCCCAAGATGCCCAGGTCGCTGTTTTGCGCCACGCTGAAATTGATCGTGTTGCCGCTGCTGAAACCATCGGCAGTGATGTTCGCAGCGCTGTAGATATAGGTCTGCGCAGCCGTCACGGTGACGGTGCGAACCGGCGTGCCGCCGCTGTTGCTGATGGTCAGTTGATACGATTCGACTTGTTCATCGAGCGGCACGTCGGCGCCGTTCAACCATTGCGCATTGATGCGTGCGCGCCGGGTCCAGAACAGGGAAATGTCGGCAAGGCTCGCCGCCGACCCCGGCTGCGCGCGGAATTTGGCCGGCGCAAGCGGTTGTTGCCGGGCGTTGGTCGGGGTCAACTTCAAGACCGGGCCGGGCGTTCCTGCGAAGACGTTCATAAGCCGCGTCTCGAAAGAAAGCTGCGTGCCGATGTCGTGCACGTTGACGCCGACCGGCGCGAGCGCGTTGCCGAGCAACACGAACGCCTCGCCCACGGCGTGCGTGCTCGTGACCCATTCCGTACCGCCAACGCCGCGCAGGAACCCCGACAGCCGATAGGTGTTGGCCGCGATCAGCGTGGCATTGCGGAAAAAGACGATTTCGCCGCCGATCCAGGCCGCGTTATTGCCGGCAAGGAAGTTCGCATAGGTGACAGACGCCAAGGTGCCCTCTTCGACGTGCACGGTGACGGTGTTCAACTCGTCGGGCTGATTGCCGCCGCCGAAGTTGCCCAGCGCGCTTTGCGTGGCGCCCATGACCGACGCATCGGCAATCGAAATCAGGTCGGTAAAGCTGGTGCCGTCGCGCGACATTTCGACGGTGCAGCCGGGCCACGACGCCGCATAGCCGCTCGCGGCGAGGTAGAGGCCGGGCGAGGTGTCTTGCGTGCGCAGCGGCAGCACGTCGAGCACGGCGAGCTGGGTCGGCCCGTTGTAGGGGAGTTGCTGGGCGGGGAACCCTGCCGGTGGCCCGCCCGCCGCCGTCGACGTGTAGATGGCCGGCGCTTCCGACAGCGCGGTCCACTTGAGCGCGCCTTGCGCGTCGAACTGGCAGTCGACCAAGCGTACCGTGTAGCTTGCGCCGCCCGCGCCTTGCAGCGTCACCACGTCATTGGGCACATAGTTCAGATACGCGAGTGTCGTCGTGAACGTGAATTGCTCGCGCGAGAGCCACGCATTCCAAAGCATCGACTGTGCTTTCTGCAAGCCCTCGTCATCGCTCAAACAGACCGCGACCGAAAGCGATGCCTCTTTGTTCGATTTCGTGGACGAGCGAAACGCGACTTGCGCATTTTGCTGATAGTCGTTGTTCAGGCCCACATACGTGAGCGTCATTTTTTGCGGCAAGTCCAACTCTTGCGCGCGCACGATTTGCAGCGGGGTTTCGTTGGCCGTGTCGCCCACGGCGGTCGATGCGCCCAGGTCGCCATAGGCGAACGTGCCAACCGACGCACCGCCGCGCTTCACAAACGTCAACTTGCCGTCAGCATTGGTCGCGTCAAAAAAGTACGCGCTCATGAGCGGACTGAGGTTGTCGCGCGCCGTGGTGTTGGAGGTGATCGCGTAGCCGGCCACGTTGTCGGTCAGTTGCGACACGTCGTATTGCGTGGTCGCAAGGCTCGCCCGACCGCAAATGTCAGCCACGATGTTTGAGAGCGGAATGCCGAAGGTGCCGGCGCTTTGGAACGTCAGGGCGATGTAGTACAGCGTGCCGCCAGCACCGCCCGCCGCGCCGAGCATGACGAGGCCGGGACCCAGCACCTGCATGGTCTGCGGGGATGCCGAGAACCCCGAGCCGAGCACGGTCAGCGCGCCCGTGGTGGCATCGAACACATAGAGCTTGCCGCCGCCGTACATGTAGACGTGCCGGTCGTCGACGGCGTGACCGCATTGCACATATTGCAGTGAGCCGCTGTCCAGGCCGCTCCACATGTTCGTTTGAACAAGCGAAACCCCATCGAACTGATAGAGGTTGCCGGCGCCGTCCGAGGCGTAGACATACGTGCTCGTCACGCCCAGCACCGTGAACGGCTTTTGCACCGTCGAGGTCGCAAAGATCGACCCTGCGCCGCTTGCGTTGTTGGCGATGCCCAGCGTCAAGCCGACAATCGGGTAGCTGTTGCCGCCGTAGTTGCACGAACACCAGATGTTGTTACCGATCTTGACGAAACTGCGCCCCGACCCCGCCGCGCCGCTCGGGATGCCCGTGGGCGGCCCGTGGAAAATCGCGCCGCTCGGATCGTACCAATTCCATCCGCTTGAACCCGGCGCAAACAGGCCGGGGTAGTCTGACCAGCAAGCGGTCGGCGTGGCGACCCATCCAATCGGGTCAGCCGGCAAGAAATTCGCGGTCGTGCCGTAGGGGTTCCAAAGCTGGGCGCCGCTGGCCGTGATCTGCCCGACCCAAATGCCTGAGTAGTTGCCCGAACCGCCGTAGCCCGAACCCATGTAGATCGCGCCCTGCGCCGACAGGCCGGAAAGCGTGCCGGTGTCTTGGCTCGGCGTCTGTGTGTAGGTGCCCACCGTGCCCTGCACATAGATTTCGTTCAGGCCCGCCACGATCTCGAACGAGAACGAGGGCAGATAGTTGCCCCACGGCGACAAGTCCAACTCGTTGAACACGACATAGGCCAAGCCGCGATGCGCGGGCACGTTGCCGGCGCCCAATTGCGACTCGATCGTCGGGTCAGGCCATTGCACCTCGTCGCCGTTGTGCACGACAAAGTTTTGCAGCATCTGACTGCTGCCGCTGATGGCCGCAAAGTTGGACGGGTTCGACACGTCATAGACCAACTTCCCGTTGGCCCAAATGCGGCGCACGCCCGCAATCGGCCCCTCGCAAAGCCCGATGGCGAACGACATGCGCACGACGGTCTGACCGTTGCCGCCCTTGCCCATGCCCTTGCCGCTGGAGGTGTCTTCGTGCGGCTGCCCGGCCCAAATGACGTTGCCCGCGATGCGGTACATGCCATAGACGCGCGGAATGCTCTTGCCATAGGCGCTGTCTTGAATGCGCAAGTCGTTGATGTGCGGGCCGGGAGGCTTCTGCGGGAAGGCGAGGCCGCCGATAGCGGCGCCGGCCATCCAGCCGATTTCTGCCCCGGTCGGGCCGCCGAAATAGAAGCCGACGACCGCGCCAATCGCGCCGAAAACGAGCTGCGCCATTATTCGACCCCCGGCACGCGATAGGCGCCCGCAATGAGCGAGCGCCAACGGTCATCGATGCGGTGTTCCACCACGCGCCGGTTGATCGCAAAGGCGTGGATGATGGTATCGGGGCCGGTGACGATAGCGAGGTGCACGGGGCTGTTATTCCAGGCGAACAGAATCACATCGCCCGCATCGACTTGCGCGAGCGGAATGCGCTCCATCAACGCATCGCAGTAGGTGCGCAAGTCGCCGTTGGGGCGGCGTTCGTAGTTCGTGAAATCGAAGTCGCAAGCCCCAAGCGCGCGGGCCGTCTCCAACACCAGCCCCACGCAATCGACGGCAAGGCCCTTAAAACGGCCTTGGTGCCGCCAAGGCGTGCCGGTCCATGTACGGGCCTCGGCCACGAAATCCGCGCGCGTAATCATGACGATTGGGGCCGTAGGATGGTGTCGACGCCGGGCAGGTATGGCTCGCCCCGGAAATGCACGATGTTGTTAAAGCGGTTCTTGCACGTGCCGAACATGCGGTCACATCCGGCGACGATGGTGTACGTGTCGCCCGGCGCGACGGGGAACGGGAACGGCAGCGCGACGGTAACGACGCCCGGCGCGAAACTCTTCACCTCAGTGCTGTAGCCCGCGTTGGCGCCGGTCAGGAATGTCACGGTGCCATACGCGAAAAACCCGATGCTGTAGGTGTAGGAAATGAACACCTCCCAGCCGGGGTTATCGTTCCCGTCAAACGTGTAGGTGCCGTCCGCCGCAACGTGGTACTGCTGCGAGCCGGGCGAGCCGCCTACGCTGCCCCACACGTTGCCCGATGCGTCTTTGACGCCCCCATCAGCCACGAACGCGCCGCCCGTGGGGGGAACGACCTTGATGGTGTAGGGCGATTGGGTCGGTATCTTGTGGCCGCGCGCGTCGGTATAAGCGACGGTCGGGCCGGTCTGCGTGAGGCTCGCGTCGAGCCACGTAAAAATGTCGGTCACGCCGCCGACCGTGCCCGTCGCCGTAAGCGGGCCGAGCGCCACCGTGCAGCGCGAATCTCCCAGGCTTGCACGGCACGTCGGCGTGTAGAACTCGCCGCTGGTCTGCTGCATCAATTGCGCCAGCCCACGAAACTCGGCCTTGTATTGGCCGTTCGCCATCGTCACTTGGCCGAGGATGCCCGATTGCAGAATGGCCGCGCCTTGCGTGAGGTCGGCGTAATTGACAAGCGAAATCGTGACGCTCGCGTAATCCCACAAGCCCGCTTCGATGTCGACTTGCGCAATCGCGCTCGAATCGAAAAGCGCCGTCACTTCCATATTGGTCGTGGACAGGTCGCTCTTGTTGTCGACTTGCGAATGGGTGTAGGCGCCCGCCGATTTGTAGGTGAAGCCGTTGAACGTCACGTCGCGGTCAAGGTCGGTGAAGCCGAACACCTGAGCGTCGCGGCGCGTGATGAGCCACAGCGTGCACGTGGTGTGGATGTCGCCTGCCAAGTGGGCGAGCAAGGCGGCGGAGATCGAGCGCACGTCACACCCGGATTTCGATGATGGGGATGCTTCCCCAATCGACCAGCAAATCGCCGTTCGGGCCGTTGCGGTCCACGATTTGCTTTTTCATGTCGTCCACGTCGAAGCGCACGGGCACATCAAACTGCCCGGCCCAGGTCAGCACGTCCGTGCTTTGCGGATAGAGCGACGCGGCGCCCCCGCTGCCGGTGTTGCCGGTCGTGTTGGCCGCGACGGTGATTTGATTCGTGCCGACCGCCGTGATTTGCCAGAGCTTGCCGTTTAGCGTCGTGCCAAGCGTGCCATTCACGCCGCTGATGGCAGCGTACTGGCCGACCGTCGCGCCGGTCAGCGCTGCGCCGAAATTCAGCACGGTCGTGGCTCCCGGCGTATTGCTTGTAATGCCCTGCGTTGCGTCAGGCACGAACGTCACCAGCCCAGTCGTGGTGTCGAGCGCGACATTGCCAGGGGACGCGCCCGCCGTCACGGGCGAGCCATTGCGATAAATCGCCGCCGTGCCAACGACAGGCTTGGTGATGTTGCGGGTTTCCGAAAGCGCGCCGGTCAGGTAGGTCTTGGCGAGTTGGATCACGCCCGGCGCAGTCGTGGCAACGAGCGTGCCGTTGACAGTCGTCGCCACGTAGTCGGTCCAATCCTTGATGCGAAAGCCATAGGCGCGGCCCTTGACCGAGCGGAAGAAGGCGTCGATGGCCGCCGTGTCCGCCGCGTTCATCATGCGGCGGCCCACGTCGAAGTGACAACGCGCCTGCGTCCACGCGATGGTGCGCGACTCGCGCCCGGAATAGATCGGCGTCACGACCGTCATGTACGTCGGCCCGACCGTCGCGCCGAACGCGATATTGTCGGGAAAGCGCGGGCTTTCGAGAAAGGTCACGTTACTGATTCCTGACTTGAGCAATCTGCGCATGGCGCATGATTTCCGCCGCCTGCTGCTGCGCCGTCTGCCGGCTGGTGCCTGCAGGTACGTTGATGTTCATGTGGTAAATCGACTGCCGACCGCCGCCCCCACTGATCGCGCTCATCGGGGTCACGGCGCCGGCCTGATTGCCGGCCAGCAAATAGGTGCGGTTCGCGTAGTGCAGCAATTCGGGGCCGCGCTCGGCCACTTCATAGAAGCGCCCCGGTTGCACGTCGCCGCCATCGACCAGGGCGCCGCCGAACAGGCCGGCAATCCATGCGAAGAAACCGCCCGCCGCGCCGCCCGAGCCGGCCGCCCCGCCCATGCCGGAAAAAAGCTGTTTCATGAGCGCGTTGGCCGCAAAGTCGGTGATGGTCTTCTCAATCGTATTGGCGAAGCCCATCACGGCCTGTTGCCACGTCTTCGTGCGGTCGACAATCTGAACGAGGGCGGTGGCGAGTCCCTTGGAAAACACGTCATCGAACTTAGCCCCAAGCGTGTCGGCGCTGATTTGCATGCGCTTGACTTGGTCATCGAACTGCTGCGCGAACTTGAGCATGTTCGAGTCGCCCGACTGCATGGCGATTTCGGTCACTTGGTCAGCCAACTTGCCCAGGTCGGTCGCGGCTTGCTGGCGCGCTTGGCTGATGCGCAACATGCCATCCAACTCGTTGAGTTGGCCCGTGTCGACGGCGAGCCGATAACCGTCCTCGGTCGTCTTGAGGTTTTCGGTAATCTTTTGGGCCTGTTGCTTGAGTTCGTTCAAGTCACCTTGCGCGACCGTGAGCCGGCGGGCCTCTTCCAGCGTGGCGAGCGTGCCGGCGTCTCCGCTGACGCTCGCCTGCCGCGTGAGCTTTTCGTGCGCGCGGTCAAAGGCAGTCGCGGCGTTTCCCCCAAGGTTGCCCTTGAGCTTCGCCAATTCGGCGTTGAGCCGAACGACCTCCTGCCGATACGCTTCGACATCCCTTGCCTGTTGCGGCACGAGTTCATTGAGTCGCGTCAGGTCTGCGGTGATGGCTTCATTCGCGCGGGTTTCGAGTTCCTTCGCCTTGGTCGACGCTTCGATGCGCTGCCGCTCGTCGCTCGCGGTCTTGGAGTAATCGCGCACAATTGCCGCTTCTGCGGCGTAGCCCGAGCGGATTCTTTCAAGGTGCTCGTCAGTCGCGTTGCTGACGCCCTTGTAGTAGTCGCTGATCGACAGCATGCCCGCCTCGTAATACTTTTTGAGCATGGCGTCGCGCTGCGCAAGCAACTTGTTTTCCTCCCGAATCGAATCCTCTATCGGGCGCAGACGTGCATCGAGATTGGCGCGGTCGATGCCGGCCTGCCCACGGTCCCGATAGCGCTTTTCGATGTCGGCCATCGCGCGGTCGTACAGGCCGCCCGAGAACGCAAAGCCCGCATCTTCGTTGCCGGTGACGCTGACATCCTTGAGAAACTTGGAGGTCGGATTGCCCGCCGCGAGTTCCGAAAACCGCTTCTTGGTCGCTTCGATTTCGCGGGCCTTGGCATACGCCTTATCGAGCCGCTTGAGTTCGCCGTCCAGCTCGTCGCCGGCCTTCATCGCGGCCTGCTGCTGGCGCGCAATCGTGCCGGCGCGGTCGGCCTGCGCCTCTTCAAGCCGCTTCAATTCATACAGGTTGGCAAGCGCCGATTGAATGTCAGGTATGGGGCCGCGCTGCCCGGTGTAGAGTTGGACGCCCTGACGGTCTTCGCGCTGGCGATTGCGCAGCAGTTGCTCCAGGCGCTCGATCTTGTCGTCCGTGGTCAGAGGCCGGCCGATGGACTTCAGCGCGTCCACGGTCGAACTGACGGCATTGCCAAGGCCGCGCCACATGCGCTCGGCGGTGCCGAGATTCTTGACCGCCGCATCGGCCGCGCGCTCATGCAGCGCTTCGAGGTTGACCGTGACGGCCTGTTCGATCTTGCCCTGCTCTTCCAGGCTCTTGATGTATTCGTAGGTGGACGCCGACAGGTAGTGCATCGAGCGGTTATGTTCTTCCGCCCATTTGGCGACGCCTTCGGACATCTTGCCGTAATCCTTGGCGACCTCCTCAGTCTTGGCGCCGGTGAGCGCCGCGTAGGTGACGAAGTCCGCCGACGCAAGCTGCAGTTGCGAGCGCGTAAAAGCGCCCGTTGCCGTCAGCGCCGCGACCGCTTCGCGCGAAGACCCGATGCTGTGGCCCGTCGCCTCTGCCACGGCTTTCGCCATCTCGTTATAGGCGCCCGCCGTCATGCCGGCATAGTTGCCGGTCAGGATCAGCGAGGTATTGAACTGATGCATTTCCCTGTAGCCGGCAATGGCTGCGAGGGTGACGGCGCCGATGGCGAGCGCGAAGCCGCCGATCATAAGACCCGTCTTGCTGAAAATGACACTCATCGCATCGACGCGCTCGCCCAGCACCATGAGCGAGCCGGCAAAGCGCTTCCAGTTGCCATTGGCCGCTTCGTGCGCGAGCACCAGCAATTCACGCCGCGCGCCGACCGTGCTGAAATTCAGATGGTTCATCTGTTCAGCCATCTCATCGACGCCCTTGACGCGACCGACAGAATGCCCCGCGCGCGCGACGTTTTCGATCTGCTTCGATGCGTCGTTTGCAGCTTGTCCCACGCGCTGCATGTTCGTGCCGACGATGCGCTGCACCTCGGCCATGTCGCTCTGCAGGCGCGCGACGTTCGCTTCGAGTTCGATGACGAGGCTGGAAAGTGCCATGGCTAGTCGCGTCGCCCGAAAGCCGCCGCCAGGATCAGCCTGGCTTGTTGGTCCGGATCGTCAAGCAAGACGGGCGTTTCTTCGCCGCGCTGTATGAAGGGCATGAAGTGCGAAGGCTGGTAGGGCTTCTCCAACCGCACAAAACCGTGATTTGCGGCGGCGGAGGCGATGATGCCCGCCCGCAGATCGGCACGTGCCTCTCCGAATGGGTCCAGGCGGTCATAGGCCATCCATTCGGTCAATTCCGCGCTGTCGATGGCGGCCAGCAATTGCCTGACCGTCATGCCGAGCGCCAGCGCTAGGCGGAAGGTGAAGCGCCGCTCGGGGCGGCATTCGAGTTTTTTTGCGCTTGCTCCACGCTCGCCGCGCCCATGCCGTTCAGGTCTTGCGCGACGCGGAACAGGCGTTCGAGCACCGATGCGCTCTTTGCCGCCAGCGCTTCGACTTCCTCGGCGGCGGTGAACAGCAGGCGGC